GCCAAAGACCGCCAACTGCGGCGTGGTGGCCACACCGCCACTGGCATACGCCCGCAGTGGCAAGGGCCCCGATGAGGTCATGACCCCGCCATCGGCAAAACCGAACAGACTGCCGAGTGCTTTGGCCATGGGCAGCGTGACCGCGCGCTGGATCTGGATGCGGATCAGGTCCGAGATGATGGAGGTGGCCAGCGACTTGAAGTCGAGCTTTCCGGTCATCACGAAATTGGTGAGGGCATCGGTCATGCCGTTGAAGGCCTTAGTCGTCACAGCCTCCATCTGCTTGCCCACCTGCTCGGTCTCTTCACCGAGGGTACGTAGCGCTTTGGCGAACCCGGCGCCTGGGTCTGACAACTCCAGCGCCCGTTGACCGAGTAGCTTCGCGCCATCGGCCGCCTGACGGGCAGCTTCTTCGATGCGTCGGAAGGATTCGGCCAACTTGTCATTGCCCGGGGTGGCCTCCACCAATTCCCGGGCCTTTGCCGCGAAATCGGCCAGTTCATCCGCACTGGATTTGCGCGCAGCGGACAGTCGTCGCAGGGCATCGATCTCGCTGATCGAGCCGGTCTCGCGCAGGACCTTGATCTGCTCTTCGGTCGAGCGCAACTGGCCCTGGCTTCTGGCCACCTGCTCCTGCAGGTCCTTGAGCGTTTCGCCGGGCAGCTTGATCTCGCGCTCGAGGTTCGACTGCTGCGCCTCGCGCTCGAGCTTTTCCCGGCGCAGAGTGATCTCCGAGAGCTTGTCCTGGAGCTTCAATTTGTCCTGGGTGGTCTTGGCCACAGTTGCCAAGCCCCGTTTCAGGATCGATTCTTCCTGCGCATACAACTCGCCAAGACGGTCCGTGAATTCCTGCTGAGCGTTCAGCCGTGCCTCGCTGGCTTCCTTGTAGCTGATGTAGCCCTGCCCCTCGTACAAATCGATGATCTTTTGCCGGTCCTTCAGGAGGCCCGTCTCGACATCCGTCAGCCCTTGCAGCTGCTTGATGTCACTCTCGATCTTGGCCATGGCCGCAGCAGTGAGCGCGCCCGTGGCCGAGTTGTAGTTCAACTTAGGCTTGGCCGCCTCACCTGCCGCCTCGGTCTCGCCCCGGTTGATGGCATCAAAGCGCTCCTTGACCGCGTCGGCCAGGAGCGGCATCTTCCACAAGTCAACGTAGGTCTGGTTGGCCTTCTCAACGATCGCATTGCGTTTTTCCAGTGCGGTCTTGAGGGTGGCCTGGTTCTCTTCGGAAAACGGGATCAGACCCTTGCCACCGGCCAAAAAGGTGCCGAGCAACTCGATGTCGGCCCAGACCGCCTCGAAGCTGCCCATGACCGCCTTGGCCATCTGGATCACACCGCGCAGCGCATCAATCACGATGGCAATGCCGTAGGCCGTGTCCTGCGCCCAGGTCTTGAGCGTGCCGTCATCACGCAGCTTGACCATGGCTTCTGCCGTGTTGTGCGTGCCCAGCATCACGGCCTTGAGCTCACCCACAAGTTCTTCCAGCGCTGGCAGCGCCGCCGTCACGATGGTTTGGGCCACGAAGTTGTGCTCGGCCCGCATCCGGCCCATGGCCTTGGAGGCTTTTTCGGCCGACTCGATTTCTGCTTCGGTCAGCCGAATGTTCAGATCCTGGTTCGCGGCCAGGTCCTTGAGGAAGGGCAGCAAGCCTGCACCGGACTTGCCGAAGAGTTCTAGCGCAATGGCCGTCTTGCCCGCCCCGTCCTCGAAGTTCGAGAGCTTGAGGGCAATGTCATTCATGACCTCAGCCGGATCACGCAGGTTGCCCCCTGCATCCTTGGCCTTGATGCCCAGAAACTGCAGGGCCTGTGAGGCCCCCTTGGTTTCATCATCGACTCCTGCCAGCCCTTTGGAGAGCTTGGTCAGACCCACCCCGATCTGCTCCATGGCCACACCTGAAATGGTGGCCACCGGTGCAAAACCGGACAGCGCCGTGGCGCTCGCTCCGGTCTGCTCGGCCAGGTCCTGCAGGGCGGCCACAGTTTCGAGCGTGTGCATGACCAGCTCTTTGAGCGCCCCCACCGATTCCACGCCAATGGCGATGGCAAAGGTGGTCTTGGCGACTTCGGCCACCTTCTCCAGGGAGCCACGCATGGATTCAGCGTGACGCTCCAACAGCAGCGCACTCTTGCCTAAATCCTCCCGGAAATCGGCCGTTTCCGCTGCGAGTTTAATCACCAGGGAGCCGATATCAGCCATGTTGCTTGCCTACGTTATGCGCGAACTTTGTGCGCGAACATGGCCTTGAAACGGGCCACATTGAGCTGGGTTTCATCTTGGGGTTGGGTAGCCTGGGGTTTGTCCAGGAAGGGCATGAAGTCCTCTGGCTTGAACGGACCCGCATCCTTGGCCCGGTGGGCGTTGGCAAAGGTGGAGGCCACCACACCGGACCTGTAATCAGCCCGATAGTCCCCAAAGGGCTCGAGCTGGTAGTACGCCATCCACTCGGTCAGCTCGTCCGAGCCCATCGATGCAAGCATCTCGCGCACCGGCAGGCCCAAAGCCAGCGCCAGCCGGAACACAAAGCGCCGCGAGGGATGGGCGATCAGTCGTTTTTTGCAGCGTCCACCTGATCGGCGCCAATGCCGTTCAAGCGCTGGGACACAGCAAACACCCGGTCCAGTGCCTTGGCACTTTTGCCGCCGAGAGCTGCGATGTCACCATCGCTGAAAAGGCGACTGCCGCTCTCGTCGCACAGGGTGAGCGAGACCAGGCGGGCACGGACGTTCTCAAGGCGGCCTTCCTTGCCAATCAAGCTGGCCTCGAAGGCGTCGCGGTCGGTACCGGTCATGGTGCGCACCTGCACCTCACCGCCCCACTCCGGGACTTGGACAGTTTCACGGGGCAGATCGTCGCTCTGCAGGATTTTTTCACGGGTCAACATGTGGTGTCTCTCTTTAAGCTTCGGTGATGTCACCATCGATTTCGATGGTCACGGAGGCCTGCACGACCGCATCCACACCGCCTTGCACGCTGAAATGCGTGACATAGCCGTAGAAGGTCCAGGTGGCAGGGTTGGTGTCGGTGAAAGTGATCTTGAACTGGCGACGCACGCGGTTGGCGCGGTCGGTTCTCAGGCCCTGGTGCACCAGATCGTCGGGGTTGTAGTGCAGGGTCAGAGACAACTGACCCTCGTCACGCAGGCCCACTCGCTTTTCCTTGGCGGTGGAGGCCAGATTGGTGACATCGATCACGGCGGCCTGCCCGCCAGGCCCCTGAAACGAGACCACGTTCGGGATGGTTTCAAAGGCGGTGGTGCCAAACCGGGCAATGGCAATGCCTTGCGCGGTAATTGCGGTGCTGCTCATGCATATGCTCCTTGTTTTACGGTGAACCCACCGGCCGGTGGTAGGTGTAGTCCACGCTCACCCGGTACAGCCGGGCCTGATCTTCAAATTCGGACAGCCCCATGCGCACATCGGCGACGGTGCTCTTGTCTGCCAGCAACGCAGTCAGGACTTGGTCTTGCAGGTGCAAGGCCTCCTGGTACGTTCTGGCATAGGTGTCGACCTGCACGCGCACGCGCTGCAAGCCATGCGGCCCATCAATGCCGAAGATGTGCTCCTGCACGATGGGCGTGTAGACGATGGCTGGGTACTGGGTGTTTTCTGCAGCGACAAGCGCGTAGACCTCACCACCGGCCAAATCCTTGATGGCATCAAAGAAGTCCTGCATGGCTATTTCCTGTAGAGGTTCTTGGCTTCCTGCTCAATGCGTTCACTCAGCCGGTCCTTCATGGCATGCACCGCTTCGCGTCGCTTGGCTTCCAGGGCTGGCCGCAGGAATGGCCGCGCGCGCATCTTGCGAGTGCCAAACTCCACGAAGCGCCAGTACCAGGCATCCTGAGACAGGTTGCCCTTCTTGCCTTGCTTGCGGAACTTCTTGCCGTGGCGCACCGTCACGAAGAAGGTCTGGCGCGTGAGGCTGGAGAGTTCAGGGATCTGTTTCATGATCACCGAGCGCTTGAGCGTTCCGGGTGGTGGCTGGTTGGGCCCCAGGACCTCGGCCGCCTTCGGGGCTCTCATGCGGGCTTCATCGCGGATTACTTTGGCTCCGGCATAGACCGAGACGCGCAGGCCGTTCTTGGCCACCCGGTCGGGCAATTCGCGCAGGGCTTTGGCCAATTCAGCCAGGCCCTCGACCTTGAAGCGTTCATGTTTAGCCATCGTCCAGACCTTCGCTGGCCAACAGAACGACCAGGACGCGTTTCTCGTCCTCGTTCAGGGCCGAGTGGATGTTGAAGATCCGCGACCTGTAGAGCACCCGGTACTGGGCGACTTGCTGGGGGTTGTCAAAGATGCTCTGGTAGCGCACCGTGATCTGGTGCGTGAGTTCGGCCGAGATGCGACTGGCAATCACGGCTTCACGGCCGGACAGGGGCTGGATATCGGCCCACACTGTGGCCACATCAATCCATGTTCGGCTCGGGGCACCCAAGCTGTCTTTCACGGTGCTGGGGCGCTGGATCTTGATGCGTCGGCCCAGCGTTCCGGCTCCGATGGGGTTCATATCAGGGGTACCTTGTAGGGATCGAGCAGGCCATCGATGAAGGGCAAGGGGTCAATACGCCCTCGTGTCATCGATGCCACCTCCTCGCGGTGAACGTAAAGTGATCCCACACGCAGCTTGATCCAGGTCTTGATGCCCTCAGGCACCGCTGCGGCGCTGCCATACCCTGCATCGAAGACAACGCTCACGGTGCCGATCTGCGGCAGAGAAATCGGCCAGATCTGTCCGAACACGGGCGTGATGCGGGCAGGCTCGCAGGCGCTGTCGACGGTGTAGTTCGCCGCTGGCATGACCTGCCAGGCGCCCGCCATGTCGAGATAGCGGATTTCCACCACCGACGCCACGGGCGACTTGGGCAGCAAAACAGCATGCCCGGGCAGCGTGAAGGTCTGCCCTGCGGGCACCCCCATCAGGCTGGGTCCGGGAAAGCTGTCGAGCACCATCCGCCAGCGCGCCGCCATCAACTGACGGTTGGTCAAGGTCTCGGCCGCCTGGCGTGCCGCCGAGATCAGGACCTGTATCAGGCTGTCGTCGTCATCGAAGTCCACCCGCAGGTGGAGCTTGGCCTCGGCAAGCGAGATGGGCTCCCCTGCGGGCGGAGTCATCAACTGCATCGGCATGTGATTGCTCCACCCTCAGGCTCAGACCACCTGCGCGACCGCAGCCTGGTTGCTGGCATCCCCCGGCGCAAAGCGGGGGTTAAAGCCCAGCAACTGCGCCGCCGTGAGGCTGGCAGCAACAGCCACCGTCAGCGACAGGCGCACGTAGGCGTAGCCGTTGGTGACATCCAGATCGTCCGGGCGCAGGTTGATCAGGGCCTGTTTGTTGTCACCCGTGGCCTTGACGATCTGGGTGATGGCTTTGCCCGTCACATCCTTGGCACCCGTGCCAGAAGCGTCGGTGGCCTGCTGCAGCTTGGCGTCCAGTGTGGCGCCCGTGCCCAGGACGCCGCTTTGCACAAGCGCCAGCAGACTGTGGTGGTTGCCCGCCGAAATCCAGCCGGTGGTGACAGTGCCCACAGCCTGGCTGGCGGGGTCGATGGTGGCCAGAACCGAGAACAGTTCGCTGCCTTTTGCATTGGGAAACATCAGAGTTCTCCTTCAGTGATTGGCGACGATCAGCGTGCGCCCAGTTGGACAAAGGGCGACATGGTCGTGCTGCCCTTGGCGGGGGAGATCGGCGCAGCGATCTTGGATTGGCCGTCCATGCGGAACGTGGTGCGGAAAGCCGTGAGGTCCGCATCGAAGTACAGGTGCATGGAGGTGGCCGTTTGCATGCCACCGGCCTTGGTGATGGTCTGGTAGTACGACAGATCGGCCAGCAGCACGTCACCCGCAGAAGAGAAGGTGTTAGCGTGTTGCGAGACGAAGACCGGACGACCCAGCAGCGTGCCGTAGGGTGAGACCTGGATGCCACCCGGGTTCATGCCCGTGGGCAGGTAGATCGGGTAGTTGCCCAGCGTCAGGGTGAAGAGCGCGGGCAGCACATCGTTGTTGACGATCCACACGGCCTTGCCAAACGAACCCGGCGGCAGGCGCGAAATCATCTTGGCCAAGTTCTGCGCCAGCAAGGTCTGCGTGGTCTGGCCCGATTCCTTGGCTACCGTCACCGTGGTGGCGTTGGTCATGCAGCCCACTGGCAGGCCCGTGCCCGAGCCGAACAGAATCGACTCGTTGGTCTTCCAGCGAATGGATGTGGCGATCTTGTCGGGCAGGTAGGTGGACAGCGCATTGGTGTCATCCAGCAGCTCATCGGTCACCGGCACCAGGGCCATGAGCTTTTTGAGGCGCAGAGTCGACAGTCCCAGGACAGGCTTGGTACCCACGGCCGATGCGGCTTCGCCTTGCCAGTAGGCTCGGATGCCGTTGGTACCCCAGGGCGTGGTCTCGTCCTTGGGGAAGGCCATGGTGTTGCCCGTGATCTCGACGTTGTCGGTCATGGGCAGCAGGGAGTCCTCGCCCAGCGAGAGCTGGAAGATTTCCTGTGCAAATTGCGGTGGCACGAGGAAACCGCCATCTTGCGCCGCGCCTTCACTGCCAAACGAGGCTGGGGCCACGGCACCGCGATTCATGCCAATCAGCAGACGGTCATCGATCGAGGAACCAGGGTTTTGCGCATGACGGACAGTTTTAAGGAACTCGCCAACGCTTTTAAAGCCATGCTTGGGATCCGATTCGGCGTTGCTCACCACCGTGATCACCGAGCCATTGGGCAGTTGGGCTGCATGGCCCATCTGCGCTTCCTCGGCAATCAAGGCTGCTTCACGGTCGATCGCGGCCGAAGTGGCTTCGATCTTGGCTTTGAGGGCTTCAAAAGCACTGACCTCTTCTTCGTTCATGTCGCGCTGCTCGGCGGCAGCGATATCGGTCAGGGCGCGTGCGTCCTTGACCAGGGTGGCTTTGCGGGCTTGCAGC